GGAACACTAAATGTTGATGAAGCTGTAACGCTTGACACTACATTAGACGTTACAGGTGATACCTCTGTTAGTACTTTTGACTCTACTGGTGCTACTTCTTTGGCTACTGGTGGTGGTGTTGTTGATATAGCATCTACAGGTGTAATGACTACAGTTAAAGGCACACTAAATGTTGATGAAGCAGTAACATTTGATACTACATTAGATGTTACAGGTGATACCTCTGTTAGCACTTTTGATTCTACTGGTGCTACCTCTTTGGCTACTGGTGGTGGTGTTGTTGATATAGCATCTACAGGTGTAATGACTACAATAAAAGGAACACTAAATGTTGATGAAGCCGTAACACTTGATACTACTTTAGATATTGTAAGTGATTTAACATTAACTGATGGTGCGGTTAGTATTACAGATGCTGATAATGATACATCTTTATCACTTATAAATAATACAATTACAACTGCTGATGCGTTAGTAGATATTAGTTCTACAAGTTTAACTACTGGTGCTATGATGAGAATAAATGCTAATACCGCAGCACATGATGGTGAAATATTAGAATTAATTAATGCCGGAGATGCTACATCAACTGGAACTGGTTTAAGTATTACAATGCCTGATATTACTACAGGAGCAGCAACAGGTATTAATGTAACTATGGTAGGAGCAACTACAACCGCAAAAGGTATTTCAGTTACTATGGATGCTATAACAACTGGTGATATGCTCTATCTTGATAATGGTGGTGCTACAATGACTGGAGATGGTAAATTTATTAATTGTAATGATGATGATGTATCACAATTTTCAGTAGGTGCTAAAGGGTTAACAACAATTACTGGAGACGCAAGTGGAACTGATGCTTTAGTAATTACCGCGGGTGATATTTTAGTAAGTTCAGGTCATATAGATATGACCGTAGGTGATATGACATTAGCCGATGGTTCATTAAGTATTACAGATGCTGATAATGATGCATCTTTATCAGTTACAAATAATACAATTACAACAAATAATTTAATTGATGTAAATACATCAAGTTTAACAACAGGAAATGTTATGAATATTGATGCTACATCAACAAGTTTTACTGGTCCAATAATGAATATAACAACAGCATCTACTAATGCTAATAATATAACTCGATGGGAACCTGTTTATAAAAATATAAATAATTTTATTAAAGGAAATTTAAAATTTTCTTGGCAAACAGATACGGGTGCTACTGAAGTAGATACTGGTTTAGATTTACCATATACAACAGGTGTTTGTATTATAAAAAATATTTATATTATTACTACAACAACAGATGGAAGTGCAGAATTAGATATAGGTTTATTAAGTTCTGAAACAAATGGAGATGCCGATGGATTTTTAGATGGAGTAGCACAAAGTACAGAAGGTATAAGAGATGTTTTTACTAATGCTGAAAAAGGAGCATTTAGTGAAGACTCAGGAAATTTAGTTATTACAAGATGGAAATTACCATTTAACTCTTCAACCGCACAGACAAGAAGTATATCAATAACATTAAGTGGAACTGGTTCAGCAGGAACTGTTATAATGGAATATATGGCATATGATTTATAAAATAAAAAAATAAAAAATAAAAAATAAAATAAATACTATTCACTTTAATTAAACTATTAAAATAAATCTTTTTCAACTTTTTCTTTATCATACATAGCAATACAAGGATTACTATCCCATTTGCTATAAGATACTATAATTCTTTTTTCTTCAACAATTAATCCTAATGAATATTCAATCTTTTCACCTTCGTATTTAAATAGATTAGACCATTTTTTAATAGTCATTGTATTTTTATCAAAGATAGCAAAGAAATGATAATATTCTCGTGGTTGGCAATATTCTACAACGTGGCAAATAAACCATATTTCATCATTAAATGTATAACCATTACTAGAACCTCTTACTTGTTGAAAAAATGGTGGCATTTCAATTTCTTTTTCTTTATTAAACATAAATTCAGTATCATTAGTAGTATCATTAGTGTTATTATCATTATTATTATTATCATTATTATTTTTACTAATTTTACCAGTAATTAATGGATACCATTGATAAATAATATTATTGTCTCCATAAAATACCCAATTTTTTTCACAATCTTTATTATAAGGTGTATTAACAGATTTATAAGATATTGTTTTAATAATATTAGTTTCATTATTTTTATCATCATTATTATTATTTTTTATTTCATCCATATTAATTTCTCCATAACCAATATTTAATTTATGTGTTATAGGATTTTGACACGTTCCTAAAAATGGTATAATAGAAGATGTAGTATCTAAATTACAATAGGGTTTAATATCTTCTATACCAACATAGCGTAAATTATTATTCGTAGGTATATCACATACACTTATTTGTTTTATATTTAATTCTTCATCTAATTCATATATTTTATTTACTGTTACAATTTTACCATCATTAACAGTAAAATCATAATTTCCATTTCTATTTATTTTATAATTAACAAATCTAATATTTACCATATATTTATAAATAAAGGTTTGGGTTTCATTTTCAGAAAAAGTCTTCATTTTAAAAATACAAGGGTTAGACCCATACATTTCATACTCTGTTCCACATACATCTATATTCGTTTTTAAATCTAAATCTCCTATTTTTTTAATCATATAAGTGTCTGATGATAATTTAGGACAATAAAATTTATAATTAGATAAAAGATTATTATAAGATTGATTGGTATAATTCATTAATCTATTGATAACTTTGTATGTATCAGGATAATTATTATAGTATCCTAAAATACTTAATTCATAATCAAATCCAGTTTCATAAACATCTTTATGTATAAACAATGTATCATTTTTAGGATAGGGTATTTCTTTACCTAACATACAAAAAACCATTGCCAATTTATTTTTACCTTTTTCTCTATAATATTTACAAATTTCATAAATAGTTTCACTGCGGGTTTGATGATGATTATAACCATTCATCCAGGCAAAAATGGCTTCACCATCTTGACCACTTTTCATATGAGCGTGTCCTAAATTTAAATAGGAATAAAAAATTTCTTCTACCCAACCACCTAATTCTATTCTTTTTTTATAGTAGGGGATACTTTCTTGATGTTTTCCAGAGTTAAAATAAGAATTGGCTAAATAAAAATAATAGCGTCCATTAGTAGGTTCTTCTTCTATACCTTGTTTTAAAAGTCTAATATCTCTTTCAAATTTATCACCTTTACAACCACCATCCCCAATATCATTAATCCAAATACTATCACATTTTTCATTTACTGTTCCTTGGGGTAAATCATAATATTCGTGTGTTGGTCCAGAACAAGAAGCATCTATATCTAAACGTATTAAACGGGTATTATAATAGTTTAATCCACCCCCTTTTTGTATTATCATATAAGCCCCTTGAGTTAATTTTTCTTTATTAAATGTAGGTTCAATTTTAAAAATCATATCGGCATCGAGTAAAAGAGCATATGTGGCTTTTCCTCGTGCTGCTTTTAAAGCAATTGTTCTGTTATAACCAAAATTTTTAAACGGTTCAGTTATTATTTCACCTGGTATATTATGTTTATTAAAAAATGACGTTATTATGTCTTGGGTATTATCTGTTGAACCTGTATCACAAATAACATAAGTATCAATAATAGGTAAAACAGATTCTAATAGACGTGTAATAATTTTAGATTCATTACGCACAATCATATTTAAACATAATGATACTTTGTTTTTATCAATTTGTTTAAAATTAGTATTAGAATTCGTTTCCGTATTATTTTCATTAATAGTATTATCAATTGTATTATCAATTGTATCCAAATCTTCTAAATTTAAAGTATCAGTGTTTGTTTCTAATTTTTCAGATATTAATTTCATATTTTGTGTAAATTCATTTGATGGTATTATTAATGATGACATACTTAATTTTATATAAATTTATAAGTTTAATCTAGACGCTATTAGTTTATATAATTTAATTTTATTTTTAAATTTAATATTTTAAATAAATAAGTAAATAATAAAATATTTTATAATAGTAAATAATAAAATAGTTTATAATAGTAAATAATAAAATAATAAATATAAAACTCTTAAATAATATAAAAAATGAATTTAAATAAACAAACAATTACTTATATTTTCATCATTATTTTTATAATAATAACATTCATACATTTATATAAAATAAATAATAAACATAATAATAATAACAATAACAATGATAAAGAAAATTTTGCGGATTTAATGGAAGACCAAAATTTACAAGGTTTTTCTGTTTCTATAAATAGTATGGAACAAGTGATGTTTGGTAATACTCCAAACAATAAACTTAGTTTAAAAACATTTATGAATGAAAAAGCAGATAAAACTGAATTATCTAGTTTAAATAATAAAGTAGATGAAAAAGCATCTAAAACTGAATTAAATAATAAAGTAGATGAATTAAATAATAAAGTAGATGATGCTATGCCAGAATTATCAGTTATTTCATATGCAGGTTCAAATCCTCCTACTGGTTGGCAACTTTGTGATGGTAAAATTTTACAATTTAATAATGGTACAAATGTAAATCCTTCAATACATACTAAATTTTCTAGTTTGCCTAAAAAAAGAGATACTAATAATAACGAAATGTCTGCTACGCCAGATTTACGTGGGAGATTTATTTTAGGTTCGGCTAAAGATGAAGGTGAAGGATTAACTAATAGAGTTATTCATGATACTGGCGGTGAGGAAACTCATACATTAACTATTGCTGAAATGCCAAGTCATAATCATTTTACTGTGTCAGATGTAGGAACTTTGTTTGGACACAAAGGATTGAGCGCTACTGGTTCACTTGCACCGAGCATGACTTGGAAGGCTGAGTCTAACTATAGTTTGACAACCCATTCAAGAGTAGCAAATAGGGCACCAACAAATAATATAGGTGATAGCCAACCACACAACAATATGCCCCCTTATTATGTTTTAACCTATATCATAAAACAACCTTCTCCTTAAATAATAAATAATAATTTAAATAAATTACAAAAATTAAAAAATATAATTAAAATATTTTATAATAGTAAATAACAAATTATTAAATAATATAAAAAATGAATTTAAATAAACAAACAATTACTTATATTTTCATAATTATTTTTATAATAATAACATTCATACATTTATATAAAATAAATAATAAACATAATAAAAATGATAAAGAAAATTTTGCAGATTTAACGGAATCTCAAAATTTACAAGGTTTTGATGTTTATATGAATTCTATGAATCAAGTAAATTTTACAGAAAATAATAAAAATTTAAAAATAATAATTGAAGAAATTATAAATGACAAAGCATCAAAAAATGAATTAAATAATAAAATAAATGATGCTATGCCAGAATTATCAATTATTTCATACGCAGGTTCAAATCCTCCTACTGGTTGGCAACTTTGTGATGGTGAAAATTTAGAAAAATCTAATGTTTCAAGTACTGCTCCAATAAATGAAAAATTTGCGTATGATAGTAATGGCGATCCAATAAAAACGCCAGATTTACGTGGCAGATTTATTTTAGGTTCAGGACAAGGTCAAGGAAATCAATTAACTAATAGAGTCATTCATGATACTGGTGGTGAGGAAAATCATACACTTACTGTAAATGAAATACCAAGTCATCATCATAGCACAATTGCAAGAGATACTGGGGGTGATTGGTATGGTCCAGGAAATCTAGATGGGACTACAGGACAAGGTGGTAACGCTGCAGAAGGTGGAACTACCAAAAACTATCCACAATCAGGAGATCCATCAGGTGATATTTTAACAACTGATAATACAAATGTAAGTCCTAAAGAAATGCCCCACAACAATATGCCTCCCTACTATGTTTTAACCTATATCATAAAACAACCTTCTCCTCCTACTTCTTCTTAACTAATAACTAATAAATAATAAATTTATTAAATTACAAACAAATTTTTTTAATTTTTTCAACAATTTTTTAATTATAAATAATTAATAATTAATTTAAAGATAAACACAATAATAATAAATAATAAAAAAATATAATAATTATAAATTTAAACTCAACCCAAAATTTAAACTTAATACTAATTTAAATCTAAATCTAACTATAAATAAAAAATGGATCCTAAACAATTAGAAGTCATTTTTATGGCTACCAGAGAATATTTAAAGAAAAATAAGGTAAAAATTATTATTGGAACACCTTGTTTTGGTGGTATGATACATAATGGTTATTTTCAAAGTATGATTGAATTAGCCGCAAATTTTACAAAACTGAATTTACCCTATGAAGTGATGACCATTGGTAATGAAAGTTTAATTCAACGTGCTCGTAATGGTATTGTGGCGAAGTTTATGAGCGACCCAACATCAACTCATCTTATGTTTATTGATGCTGATATTACATTTAGTTGGATACATATTGTTAAATTGCTTATAAGTGGTAAAGAATTATGTGGTGGGTGTTATCCTAAAAAAGCGTTTAATTGGGATAAAATTAAGCATCAATCTGTTAAAAACCCAAAAATGCATGAAGATGAATTAATGGCTAAATCTCTTGATTATGTATTTAATCCAATTTATCATCAAGAAGGTGAAAATGTGGTTATTAAATTAAATAATGGTATGGCTCAAGTCAAAGATATTGGAACAGGTTTTATGTTGATAAATAAAAGTGTTATTACTAAAATGATGAAAAAATATCCCGAAACTAAATTTATGAATAATGTTGCTGGTTACGGTCAAACTAATGCGAATGATTATTTTTATGCGTTGTTTGATTGTTGTATTGATCCAGTAAGCCGTGTATATTTAAGTGAAGATTATTTATTTTGTAAAAGATGGATTGAAATTGGTGGTGAATTATGGGTTGATTTAGGAACTAATTTAAATCATACAGGTATTATTGATTATAAAGGCTGTTTAAGTTCAACCATTGGTGAAGTTGATACAATGAATAAAGACGCTCAAACTTTAGCAAAACAAAGAGACCCTACTAAAAAAATTATGAGTGATGAAGAAAAAGAAGCAATGCGTAAAAAAATTGAAGAACAAGTTAAAGTTGCTAAAGAAAAACAAAATGAGATTGAAAAAGAGGGAAAGGGGGAAAAAAGTGAAACTGGTGAATAAAACAAATAAATTAAATTAATGTTTTTTTAAGTTGAATTAATGTTTTTTTGTATTTTTATTTTTTCTAGATGATGAATTTTTATTATGTTTTTTTGATTTTTTAATTTTATTTTTAAATTTTTTATTATTACGAGAACCTCCTGTGTCTGGTGCTTTTTCTACTGTTGGTTCTGGTTCTCCTGTTGTTGTTGCTGTTGCTGGTGCTGGTTCTTGTGTTGGTTCTGGTGCTGGTGCTGGTGCTGTTGCTGGTGTTGATACTACTGGTGCTGGTTCTACTGGGTCTGGTGCTGGTGTTGCTAATGTTGTTGTTAATGCTGGTGCTGGTGCTGGTGCTGGTGCTGATGCTGGTGCTGGTTCTACTGGTGTTGTTTTTACTGTTTCTACTGGTTCTAATGCTGGTGCTATTATTTTCTTTATTTTTGGAAATATATCTCTAAATAGTGGTAATTCTTCTTTTTCTACTCCTGATTGGGGTTTAGGTAAAATTTCTTGACATTTACTAGAAAATGTGTTTAATATTTGTGTGATTAAATATTGTATTGAAGTTATTTTTGGTTGAATAATATTATTTAATTTTAGTTTATTTTTTGTATTTTCGACTCTCTCTTCTTCTGTTGTTTTTTCATTATTAAATTTTGGAAAATAAAAATCAAGTTCAACGTCATCTAATTGAAGTAATTTTATAAAGTGGTCAGCATTTTTATCTCTACATTGTTGAATTATAGTTACAAGTCTATTAATATTAAATACTCTATTTTGTTTTATAAATGTATCAAAAAAAGTTAAAGATAATGTTATAAATTGTTTTCTATTTTCATCAATAAACTTTTTCTCTTTATCCCCAACGTTTTTATAATCCATCATAAGTAATACTGCCTCAACAAGTTCATTTGTATTAATAGGATTTTTTATAAATAAATAAATTAATTCAACTAATGTATTATTACTAATTGTATCAGGAAAATTGTTTATATCACCACTACTAAATAGTTTAAATTCTGGTGTTTGTATGATAAAATAGTTTAATTGTTTATAAAATAGTAGAGGTAATTTATATAATATTTTAACTTGTTTCCATCCTGGAATAGTCCATCCACCTTTTAGTTTAGTTATTTTTTTATAATTTTTAACATTTTTTTTAGTTAATAAATTATATTTAGCACCTTTATAAACTTTATGTTTAGTTTTGTATTTATTTTTACTATTTCTAAAACGTTTATTATTTTGTTTTAAGGTTTTCATTTTATTTTTAATTAATTTAATATAATATATTTGATTATTTATATTATAATAATCAAATATATTATATTAAATTAATTAAAAATAAAATTATTTAAATACATAAATTTATTTCTAATTAAATTGTAAATAAACTAATTAATAATATTAAAAAATAAAAATATTAAAGATGAAAGCAGGTTTTTTAAGTTTTAAAAATAGAAAAGATAAAAATAAATATAGTTTAGGCGATCTTGTTAAATATACAAAAAAAAGTGAATCTAAATTAATTCGTAATTATGAAGAGATGAGTAAATCAACAAGTGAATATGCCAAAGCATTCCAAGATCATTTAGAAAATTTAGAACAACTAGATGATCGCGTAAATTTTAATGGTATGGTAACATTATTTGAAAAAATTATAATGAAAGATAATATTCATTCAGGTAAAATAGATAAATCAAGTCCAATATTGTTTAGAAATTATAAAATTGAAGGAGATGTTAGTTCATCTACATTTCGCACCGAACATTTAGAAAGACAAATTTATTATTTATTAAATAAATATATTGAACCTAGACATACTAATTTTATAACCTATATGACAATTACTGATATTACTAAAACATCAGCAGTATTAAATATTATTACTATAGATAATAAAAAATATAAAAAAAAAATAGACCATGAAGATTATATATTAGATAAAAATGATGTAAAAAAAATGCTACAAGATGTCATTCATACAACCAAAAAAAGTTTGAAAATGCAAAATAATATTATTTTATTTAATAATAATTCTAAATCTACTTTCTCAAGAAAAAGTGAAAGTATTAAAAGTAATAGAAATAAATTTATAAGTAGAAAAAAAACACCATCTATAAATCGTAAAAACACAATGAAAACAACTAATACTAAAAATAATCAAATTAATTATATTAAACCAGAAACTAATGAAAAACCATATGAAGTAATTAATTTATTTGCCTCTTCTAATAGTAAAAGATTAAAAAATGTTCCAAATAGTTTAAAAAGTGTATTTAAAGAAAATAAACAAATACCAAGATTTAGTTTTCAAAAAACAAGGTCTGAAAAAGATAGAAATGCAAAAAAAATAGCAAATGAAAAAGCAGCAGTAGAAGTAAAAGAAAAAGAATTACAATATCCAGCCAGACAAGAAAATCTAGTGGCACAAAAATGTTCTCCTTTAGAAAAACAAGAATGTGATCTAGTTCCTGAATGTTATTATAATCCAAATTTTTTAAAATGTGTTAAAAATACTAGATATGTACCAGGTCAAGCACCAGGTCAAGCACCAGGTCAAGCACCAGCACCAGCACCAGGTCAAGCACCAGGACAAACTCCAGGTCAAGTAAATTATCCAATACCACCACCTAATCTTATAGATATATCTACAAATAATACTAATAATAAAAATAAACCATCTTTAGGTGAAACTAAAATATAATTAATTAATTTTATTTTTTATATTTTTTATTTTATTTTTTAATTTAATTAATTTTTTTAATATTTATTTTATATTTATTATTTTTTATATTATTTTTTAATTTAATTATTTTTTTATTGTATTTATTTAATAAATATATTTATTAATATATAATAGTAATACTTTAATAATTAATTTGTATATAATTATTAACTAATAAAATAGTAAATAATAAAATATTTTATAAAAAATGGATAGTTATTTAAAATTAGCATCAATAAAAGATGATAATCAAAATTGTAATTGTATTACACCTTTTTATATGAATGATATTAGTGGTATTAATCCAAACACAAACCGTAATTATAGTAAAGAAGATAAAGACTCAATGAAAACTGCATTATATCGTGTATCCAACGCAAAAGGCTGTAAATTATCAGTATGTTGTGACACAAATGACCCTACAACACAACCAGATGCTGAATTTACAAAAAATTTTATAAGAAGATTTCCTAAAATTATGCCATTATATGAACGTAATACTTTAATTTCAATAAAATTATCAACTAAAGAAAATGTTAGTGGTTCTGGGTGGACTACCCCTTCTTCTCATATGATTTGTAAATTAACGAAAGCATCCATTGAAGATACAGAAGAGCCAACTATTAAAATTGCCAAAAATTTAGTAAATGATTGTTTTACAAATCAATGTAGTAATTTAGAAACAATTACATTAAATAATTTATTACAAAATTCAAAAGCAGATATGACCTATTCTTATACAGATGACGCAAGAGTTTCACAAGCCATTAGAGAAGGTAATATTAGTTATGTTAAAGAATATATAAAAAAATATAAAGATATTAATTTACCTTTAACAAATAATGATTATAGTAATCGTATGATACATATTGCTAGTGAAAGTAAAAATACAGATATTCTTAGTATGTTAATTGCTCTTAAAGCAAATATAAATATTAAAAATAAATTAAATGAAACACCAATACATTTTGCTGTTAGAAATAATAATATTGATACTATAGATATGTTATTATCCCAAGGAGCAGATTTAAATAATGCGAACGTAGATGGGGAAATACCACTATTTTATGCTATGAAAACAGGTAATTTAAGAATTGTAAAAATGTTATATAATAATAATTCGCCGATTTTAAGTCTTGATAAAAAAGGTAATAATTTAATACATTACTGTATTAAACACTGCCCTTCATTTAAAAATAAGAATAATGATAATAATGATAATAATAATGATTTAGGCATTGATGATAAAGATAAAAGCAATATAATTAAATTTCTTATAGAAAGAGGTATTGATACAGAACAAGTAAATTTAGATGGATTAACACCATTAGAATTAACTGAAAAAGAAATGAATAGAGAAATCAATAAAGAATGTGCCGAAGGGATAGAAAATTATAATAATGATATCAATGAACATTTTTTTAATATGAAACCAAATAAAAAAGCAGTATCTTTAAGAAATCACACAATGAAAGACTATACTGAAGAACATAAAGAACTTTTAGAAATACAAACCTTATTATTTAATACTATAATTAGAAATAATCCTAGTAAATATAATAACTATATTAGTGTTGATGATATACCAAAAGGTGCTCCTATTGAGGTATTAGATACAGTTTGTGTTGGTAATAATGTCACAGGTAATGAAGATAGTATTGAGTGTGAAAATAAAGGTGGGCAATTAGTTAAAATTAAAAATAGAACAACTAAAATAAAACTTGAATTATTACCTGAAGAAAAATCAGTATTAGATAAAGTAGATGAAAAAGAGTTATATTTTAAAAAACAACAACGAAAAATACCTCAACAAACTATGTCTAATGATGTTTCTACATATAATAATTATTTAAGTTCTAGTAAAACTATTAATGTTCCTAATACACAAGGCATTACTTATAACTTAGGCGAAACATCAAATAATGAAATTGATAATACTACAAATAACATTCAATTATCAAATCAAGATGAAACTCAACATAATCAAATAAATGAACAACAATTAGAAGAAGAAGTTATAAATAATGAAACCGAACATACTATAGAAAGTCCAGAACACCCACCAAATTTAGATGAATACGATGATTTTGTTCATAAATGTAAAAGAGATGCTTTACGTAATTCAGAAACGATTGAAATAACACAACCTCAAACTACTAAACCACCTGAAACATTTATAAAAAAATATAAAGCACCTTTATCTATTATAGGTGGTATTATATCTATTTTACTTATTATTATAGTATCTTATTATATATTTCAATATATGAAAAATTATAAAATGACAATGTAATTTATGTAAAGTATTATTTTTAATATTTTTTCAATATTTTTCAATATAAAAATTATTTATTATTAGTTTAATAATTTAAACTACATAAATTTACTTAATTTAATTTACTTAATTTAATTTAATTTAATTTACTTTAATTTAACTTAAATAAAATGTATCATATAAAAACAGAGTCATATCATAGTGAAAATCCTATTTATAAAAAAATAGAAGATGGTGATAATATGTTATTTGTTCCAGAAGCAAGAGTAGCAAAAGATTATTTTAATACAGGTATTTATGAACGTGGTTATATACAATGGGCATGTGACAATTTTGCTATTGAAGATAAAGAAATTATTGATATTGGAGCACATATTGGTATGTATACAGTAGAATTAGGTAAAAAGGCAAAAAGAATACATAGTTTTGAATGTTCCCCTAAATCTTATAATTATTTATGTTCCAATATACTACTTCGCCATTTAAGTTATAAAGTATCAACCTATAATGTGGCTTTAAGTGATAAAGAAGGGACCACAAACTATTATATTAGAGACCCTTTAGACGGTGGTGGTAATGGTATATCGGCTTTTGAAAATGATAAAACTATACCAACAATAGATGTTCCAATGAGAACATTAGACTCATTTAATCTTACAAATATTAATTTTATAAAAATAGATGTAGAAGGACACGAAGAATTTGTTTTAAGAGGAGCAGTAAAAACATTAGAAACTAATAACTATCCTAAAATATTATTTGAATCATGGTCAGAACGACAAGAACAAAATAATATACCTTCTATACAAATACGTAAAAGTTTATTTGATTTTTTAGAATCATTAGGTTATAAAATAATACAAATACAAGGTGGAACGGATGATATGTTTTTAGCAGAGAAAGAGTAATAAAAATTAAAAAAATTAAAAAAATTAAAAAAATTAAAAAAATTAAAAAAATTAAAAAAATTAAAAAAATTAAAAAATTATAGCAAATTCATTCAAAAACTAAAAAATTATATTATATGAATAATTAACTATACATATGAACGTATTTTTCTATATCGTCAATTTCATCACCTTTTTCTTTTATATCAATAAATAATTGTATTCCTTTTTCAATGTCATCAGTATGTATTTTTTTCTTTGTATCATTTAATTCTTCCTCTGTTGGAATTAAAAGTAATCTTTTAGAATGTGTTTTTTTACAACAAGCAAATAATGTTGTCATATCACCACCAAAATTTGGAAAGATTTTTAAATGTTTTTCTATAATAGGTATCATTTCTTCAACACTAGATAATAAACCCCATTTTTGTTCTTCAACATATTTTTTAAATATTAATGTTAATTCTTCAGCATCATAACCTTTTATTTCAAAATGATGTGTAAAACGTCTGGCTAAACCTTCATTATGTTTTAAAAAATTATCATAAGTAGGTCTTTTATATCCAGCAATAACACATACTAAATCATGACAATGTTCTGATAAATATACATTAATCATATCAATGGCTTCTCTAGCAAAATCTTTTTCAGAATTAGGACTTAAGGCATACACTTCATCTAATAATAATACACCTCCTAGTGCACTGTCTAATATTTTACGTGTTTTAGGAGCAGTTTGACCTATATATTCACCAATTAAATCATCGCGTTTTGCGCATACAACTTTATCTGTTTTTAAAAATCCTAATTTATTATAGATTTTAGCAATAATATAAGTTAATTGTGTTTTACCAACACCAGGTGGTCCAACAATAACTGTATGTAACATATCAACATTTTTATCATCTAAATTTTGTAAATAATAAATAAGTTGGTCAAATATAATTTTTTTTACTTCTTTCATTCCAATCATATTTTTAAGTTCAGTTAATGGTTCAACTAATTTATTTAATTTTTTTAGATTTAAATTATGACGTTTTCTTTTTTTAGGATTATATGTTTTACCAATACGTATAAGGTCATCAATATCTTTAATATCACTTCCTAACCATTCATATTCTAAAGTTTTATCTTCTTCTTCATCATCTTTATTTTTATTACCTTTATTTTTTTGATTTTTATTATGTTTATTACTTTCATTATTAAATATATCAGTATTATTAGTAATATTTTCAATGCGATTTATTAATGAATTGAAAAATAAATTATCAAAATCTGTAGGTTTAGTTTTATCTTTATGACTAGTATCATTTTCATTAAAATTATAATAATATTTATTATTTTTTTTATTATTTTTAGTAGTTATAAAGTTAAAAAGAGTATTTTCTTCTTTACTATCATCTTCTTCATTATCGTCATTATTATCTTCGTCATTATCTTCGTCATTATCTTCGTCTTCGTCATTATCTTCGTCTTCATCATTATCTTCGTCTTCATCATTATCATTATCATTATCATTATCATTATCAGTAATTTTATTAGCATTTATTTTAATTAAATTAGGATTAAATTTATTCATAATAATAAAATTAATTTTTTGTTTAGGTTTTAGTTCTTCTGGTTCTTCTGGTTCTTCTGGTTCTTCTGGGTTTTCTTTATAATATTTATTAAATTGTTCTTCAATGTCTTCAGTTTCTTCTTCGAGTTCTTTATAATATTTATTATATTGTTCTTCTGGGTCTTCATAATATCTATTATATTCATCTTCAAGTGTTTTTTTAATAGTATTGTCTTCAGTTTCTAAATCATTATAACAAACATCACAATAAAGTTTTGTGTCATATTCAAAACAATACATATAATTTAGATTAATTAAAATATTACATCCATTACAATATTTATTTTTTTCTTCTTTATCATTTTTATTATTTTTACCATTTTTGTCTTTTTTATCATACATAGTTTCAGCAATAAACCGTTTAGGTGGATTAATTTTACGTTTAGGTTTATTATTGTAATAAGACATTCTAGTAAAATTAAATTAATAAATAAATTAAAAAAATAAAGTATATTAAATTATATTAATGTATAGTTCAAATACAATTTATTTCAAATATTTTTATTTATAATTTAATAACTTATATTGTTTTTAAATTAAAAAATAAAATTATTATTATTTAAACTATAATGAAAATAAATTAATAATATATTGAATATAAAACTATTTTTACTATAAATATATATATATAAATGTTTAAATAGTTAATAAGTAAATTTAATATTAATACTAGTTTTAGTTATAGAATACTATTACTTTATAAAATAGTATTTAAATTTAATATATTTATACATCTATAAAAATTGATTTTTAAAATTTAGTAAATTAATTAAATTATTAAATTTATATTAACATTATTAGTTTAGTTTAATTTAAAAATGCCTGTTGGTAAAAAAACAAAACTTGTGAATGATTTAAAAGATATAAATATTAATTTAGAAAAAGAACAATTAAAACACAAATTAAAAGATAGTTTAAAAGAAGAATTTGAGGATAGGTTAAATGAAAAAGAGAATAAAAAAGACGGTGAAAAAGAGGATGATATAGATAATTTAGACGATAATGATAAATTTAATTATTATAAAAATACATTTAATGTTATAGATTATATTTTATACCAACGTAATACAAATGAATTAGTAAATCATCAACATACATCTTATAAACAATTTATAGATAAAAATTTAGGTGATATTATTCAACAATTTAATACACGAGAATTATATTTTAATTATAATGCTCACGCAAATAAATATAAAACTGAATTACATATTGAATTTCTTAATTTTAATTTAGGAAGACCTACAATACACGAAAATGATGGTAGTTTTAAAGTAATGACACCAGAAGAGGCTAGATTAAGAAATTTAACTTACAGTGCTCCTTTAACATTAAATATTAAATTAACCCGTATTTTAAGAACAAGTAGTAATGCTGATACTTTAGAGATTGATACTATTACAAATGAACCTAAAGAAACATATGACCAAGAAGATATTAAAGAAGAATATTTTAATAATATTAATTTTGGTCGTATTCCAATTATGGTTTTAGGTTCAAATTGTGTATTAAATAAAAAAGATAGCACTAAATTAGAGCAAAATAATGAATGCCCTTATGATTTAGGTGGTTATTTTATTATTGGTGGTAATGAGAAAGTAATTATTTCTCAAGAACGTATTGCTGAAAACGATGCTTTTGTATTTAATAATCAGAAAAAACTTAAAGGTAAAGAGATTGAAATACGTTGTGCTTCAGACCAATATTTTAGTGTTGTTATATCCAATGTTGTAAGATATGTATATAAAGATGAAACATTAGAATTTGATTCTCCTAATTTTAAAATGCCAATACCTATATTCTTATTAATGAAAGCATTAGGCGTTTCAACAGATAAAAAATTATTTGAATATGTTGGATGGAATATGGATAATGAATTAGGTGTATTTATTACAACTATTTTAAAACCTAGTTTTGAAAAATTAAAAAAGATATGTAAGCAAAATAATATTGATACGAATGCCGACCAATCTAAATTTCAAGAGATTATGTTGAATTATTTAAAATTTAAAAATGCTAGTCGTGAAATTAAATTAAGTATGGATGATAAGTTTAAGTATTTAAAAAAAGTTATGGAAGATGATATTTTACCTCATATAGGAACATTATTAGATAAAAAAATAAAATACATAGGTTATATGTGTCGTAAATTAATTCTAGTTCATTTTAATTATTTACCTTATGATGACCGTGATGCTTATGATAATAAAAGAGTAGATACTCCTGGTGTATTATTAGCATCTCAATTTAGACAATGTTTCAATAAATTAGTCAAAGATATGGTTAAATCATTAACACGAGAAATTAAAAATAATAAATCTAAAAGAGATATATTTGATTTAATTACAAGTAATAATATTTATAAAATTATTAAACCAACCATTATTGATGGTGGATTAAAATATGCTTTGGCTACTGGAAATTGGGGTATTAAATCTAATGGAAAAGGAAATATTAAAGCAGGAACTGCTCAAGTATTAAATCGACTTAGTTATCAAAGTTTTATTTCTCATTTGCGCCGTGTAAATTCACCTAGTGATAAAGGAAGTGGTGGTAAAATTATTAAACCACGTAAATTACACGGCACAACTTGGGGCTATATTTGTCCTGTTGAAACACCAGAAGGACAACCTGTTGGTTTAGTTAAAAATATGTCTTTAATATCAAAAATTACAAATAATAGTAATAGTATGATAGTTCGAGTTTTATTGACATCATTGATTGATAAAAATAATGATAAAGATGAATTTAAACTTAATATTAAACTATTAGAAGACTGTGATATAAATAATTTATCTACATTATGTGGTATATTTTTAAATGGTGATTGGTTTGGTATGACATCTGAACCTGATACTTTAGTAAAATTATTAAGAAGCGAACGCCGTCAAGGTAATCTTAATATTTTTACTGGTATTTATTGGAATGTCGAACAACGTATGATTAAAATTTATACAGATGCTGGAAGACTTGTTCGACCACTCTATATTGTTGATGAAAAAGACAAATTGAGAATTAATAATGACTATCATACTATGTTAAAAGAAACAAAATATCCGTTTAATTTCTTAATTAGTCCTAAATTTTATGAACCTGTTTTAACAGAAGATATACTTTCTAAACAAGAAAGTAATAAAGAACATAGCGGACTTTTTGATTATGATAAAACACAAGACACAATAACCTCTATTATTGATAAATGGGGTCGTGAAGGTGTAATCGAATATATTGATACAAATGAAGTTAATAATACCTATATCGCAATGACAGATAAAGATTTAGAAGATAATTTTGAACCTTATGTAAATGAATATACACATTGTGAAATTCACCCTGGACTTATGCTAGGTGCTGTCGCATCTGTTATTCCATTTTCTGATGCGAATCAATCGCCTCGCAATTGTTATCAATCGGCGATGGGAAAGCAATCTATTGGTTTATTTGCTCGTAATTTTCAAAAGCGTATGGATACATTAGCATATGTATTAAATAATCTTGAAAAAGCACTTGTAAAAACGAATTTTTCTAAACATATTAATTATGACGAACTTCCTTGTGGAGTGAATGCTATGGTAGCCATTGGTTGCTATACTGGTTATAATATGGAAGATAGTATTTTAATGAATAAAGGTGCTGTTGATAGAGGATTATTTAGAGCAACTTTTTATCGCACTTATAAAGATGATGAAAAGAAAATTCAATCTAGTGGGCGTGAAGAAAAATTTGCTAAACCTAATGTAAAATATACACGAGGTATTAAACCTGGGAACTATAATAAATTAGATGAACGTGGTATTATTCGTAAAGATGAATATGTAACGAGTGATGATATTATTATTGGTAAAGTTTTACCATTAAAAAATAAATATGACGATAATGGTCATCAAATTTATAAAGATTGTTCTACTAGTTTAAGATCCAATGAAAGCGGATTTGTTGATAAAGTCTATACTGACCGTAATGCTGATGGATTTCGTTTTGCTAAAATTCGTATGCGAACAGAACGCACACCAGTTATTGGTGATAAATTTGCTTCTCGCTGTGCTCAAAAAGGCACCGTTGGAATGATTTTTCCACAAGAACAAATGCCTTTTAATGATGAAGGTATTTCACCTGATATAATTATGAATGCTCACGCTATTCCTAGTCGTATGACTATCGGTCAATTAATGGAGTGTATTTTAGGTAAAGCCTGTGCTAAATTAGGTGGCTATAGCGACTGCACAGCGTTTAATGATATTCCACGTGCTAAAATTTACGATATTTTAGAAGAAAATGGAATGAATTATTCTGGTGAAGAAATTTTATACAGTGGAATTACAGGACAACAAATGGATGTTAAATTATTCTTTGGTCCAACATATTATCAAAGATTGAAACATATGGTTTTGGATAAAGTACATTGCATTACCGATGACCACGATGTTTTAACAATAAAAGGATGGAAATCTATTAATAAAATTGTATTAGAAGATAAAATAGCAACACTTAATACACAAGGTCAAATTGAATATCAACACCCTACTAATGTTCATCATTATTCTAATTATAAAGGAAAAATGTATGAAATTAAAAATTCTAATTTAAGTTTAAATGTAACTGCTAATCATCGTATGTATATTTCAAGAAAATATGGTAGAAAACAAGAATGGTTACCCTATGGTTTAGTAACTGCTGAAAATATGAGTGGTACATTTTGTAAATTTAAGAAAAATGGTGAATTAGTTCAACCTGATTATCAATTAGAAAATGATAATTATCTTGTTAATTTTATTGAAAAATTTATTATAGATAATAATATAAATAAATTTTTACCTGAATGGGTATTAAAATTAAGTAAATATCAATGTATTAAATTATTAACTGTATTATTCGAAAATGATTATAAAAATGTTGAAACAATTGAAGAAGTAGACACAAAAACAGAAAATGAAACTATTTATTATACTTCTTACAATAATTTTGCTGATGATATTATGCAATTGGCTTTACACTGTGGGTGGTGTTGTAATAAAGAATTAAATACAAACTTAATTAAAAATAATAATACTTTGAAATTACATATTATTAAAAATAAATGTGAGCCATCTATTAATCATGGACATACTTATGAACAAGATGTTCAAGTTGAAAGACTGTATGATTTTGAAGGCTCTGTGTATTGTATCTCTGTTCCTAATGAAGTATTTTATGTTCGTCGTGATGGAAAGCCAGTATGGACTGGTAATAGTCGTGCTTCGGGACCAATTGTCCAACTTACACGCCAACCTGCTGAAGGTCGGTCGCGGGATGGAGGCTTACGCTTTGGTGAAATGGAGCGCGATTGTTTTAATGGTGAAATGCCAATAACAACGAGTTTTGGTTTATCAGTAAAAATTAAAGAGTTTGAAAATCAAAAGTTTGATGTATTAGGATGGGAACAAGAAAAAAAAGGAATGACTAAATCAAAACAAACAAATTTTCTATACAAAGGTGAAAAAGAATGTGTAGATATTTATTTTGAAAATGGAAAAAAAATAACTTGTACTCCAGAACATAAATTATTAACATCTAATAATGAATGGGTTAAAGCAAATGAATTAAAAATAAGTGAAAGTCGTTTAAAATGTAGTGTAAAATATCCTACAATTGATATTAAAGAAGAAATACAAAAATGTAATAATTGGTCTTTATTTGTTAGTGAATTTTTAACTCTTAAAACTAATACTCAAGAAGAATATTTAAAGTCTATGGCATTTGCTCGTATTTTAGGATATTTAATTACTGATGGTTATATAGGTATCAAAGGAAATTCATATACTGGTTGTATTTATTTAGGACACCAAATAGATGTTGAAAGAATTTTAGAAGATATGAAATTATTTATACCTATAACTCAACCAAATTTTGAATATAAAAATTTATATTCAGTAAGAATACCAATAGCATTACTTAATAATATAGTTAAAATAAATGGTATTATAATTGGTAATAAAGTTAAACAACCTTCTGTCCTTCCTGAATTCATTTTAAAAGATGATTGTCCTTTACCAATTGTTAGGGAATTTTTAGCAGGAATGTTTGGTGGAGACGGTCATACTTGTTATATTGCTAAGAATACATTTACATCTATCTCATTTTCTAAAAGTAAAGTTATTGCACATATTGAGACATTAAAAACAATGATGGAGAATATTAAAAAATTACTTTCTAAATTTGGAATAAATAAAGTTACACTACAAAATCAAAAAGTAAATACTAAATCTAAAAATAGACTTGATAATGAAAAAAATTACGAAATTGTTTTACATTTAGATATTAGTGAATTAATACCTTTCCACGAAAAAATTGGCTTCCGTTATTGTTGTCATAAAAATCAACGATTAGAAGCAGCAGTAGCATATATGAGCCTACGTGTTAATGTTACACGACAAAAAAAATGGATTATTAATCGTGTTAATGAACTTACTAATTATAAAGAATTAAAAAGTCAAAATCCTGATAAAATAGTTGGAACAACAAATGCTGTTAAAAAGGCAATTGAAGAATTAAAAGCAATTGAACCTATTTTACACACTTGTTCTATACCTTCTACTCACGATATTTTAGAATATTTAGTTAATGAACGAGAAGGTGGTAAATTTCAGAGTTCTAAGTTTATAAGTTCAACAGACTTCTTAAAAAGTATTGGTGCTATTGATTGGTTTAATACGCCTATTGTTCAAATTCCAACTATATCTGAACCAGAAGAAATTCCTTATATATCTGAAACACTCGAAACTACCGAAACACCCGAAACACCAACAAACAATTATGGTGTTATTAAAAATGATGACGTTTTACCAACAATGAACCTTAAAGTCATTGATATTCGTAAAGCGGGAGTTCATAAAGTATATGATATTCAGGTTGAAAAAGAAGAATCATTTTTAGCCAATGGTATTGTATCACATAACTGTATGATTTCTCACGGAACAATGGGTTTCTTAAAAGAACGAATGATGGATGTCAGCGATATATTTACAGTTCATATTTGTAAAGAATGTGGATTGTTTAGTATTGTTAATCCAACTGATGAAGATGGGGCACGAATGTGTGGTAGTTGTGATAATTACGCTCAATTTATAGAATTGAAAATACCCTATGCGTGTAAATTACTAATGCAGGAATTAGAAGGAATGATGATTACACCACGTTTTAATATTAATAATACTTAATTATCTTTTGTAAAAAATATCTTTTTAGAAAAAAGATAACAAAAATATCGTAAAAATATATTTAAAAAAAATAACAAAAATATTTAATAATAAAAATTAATAATATAATTTATATATTTTTTTAAAATAGTTTTAAATCCATAGAACCACGAACTAATAAGATATACACAATTGTATGAATAACTAATCCAAGAGTTGTAGGGCATCCAGAAACATCTGAAATTTTACCTAAAAGTCCTCCTAATATTTTTTGAGTAAGTATATATGTGTATGGGTTTATTACTAAAATAAAAATAAACGCAGAGAAGATACTAATCTCCCATTTTTTATAACTGGAATCTGACATTCTATTATGTAAGTATAATATATATTTATTTGATATGTTAAAAGATGTATAAATTATAAATAATTTAATTAATTGTATTCTATTATAAGTAATTATTTTAATTTTATTGAAAATAAAAAAGAAAATAAAAATAAAAAATAAAATAACTTAATCACTTTCAATACTATCTATAAAATTATCAATAGGTTTTTCGTTTTTACCTCTTAATTTATAATCTCTAAATTTTAGTGATATATTTTTTATTTTTGCTAATTATATAAGTTTATCTATCATTTTAGAATCATAGTTATAAAATAAAAAATAAAAAATAAATAAAAAAATAGTTTGTGAATTCAGAAATCTCTTACTTAATATATATTTTACAATAACTATCAATACACACACATGTTTGTGAATGTGGACATTTATCACACAACAAAAATTCTGTCATATCTTTGCGATAGTGTTCTGGATGCCACATTTTGGCGAACCTAAGGTCCTTCCATGACTTCATAAACTTCATAAACTCACTTTGCTGTTTTTCACTTGAATGTGGATAAATCACTTCAAATAATGAAAAGATGTAGTCCTTTTGTTTTCTAGATACACCAACATAATCTTCGTCGTCAAAATCTTCGTCGATAATATGTTCCAAGACCATGAGAGCAAGTTTGCTGTAATTTGTGTTAGACATAGTTGTACAATAATAACATTGACACCATCCAAAAACGCGGCTTTTGGGACCATTTTGAAGTTTGTGTAAAGTTTTGTACATGGCATTCAATTTAAACTGTTCATATTGTAGGTTTTTTTGGAGATTACGAGAAACTTGTACCCATCCATCCTTATTTGGTTTTTTAGCGGTCTCAACTTGAATAGTTATGTATTTAACAAGTTTTTCTTGTTTTTTAATAGCTTTTCTAAGTTCTTCTATTTTTTGTATGTTAACATTACGCTTAAAACACATTTTTATAAACAAGTGTAGTATGAATGTGTTACAATACTATTCTATATTATAAAAATCAATTTTTATTAATTTTTTGTAAAAATGCTATTAAATAAAAAAATAACTTAATCACTTTCAATACTATCTATAAAATTGTCAATAGGTTTTTCGTTTTTCCCTCTTAATTTATAATCTCTAAATTTTATTGATATATTTTTTTCTTTTGCTAATTTTAAAATTTTATTTATTATTTTAGAATCAAATTGATTTTTTTTTCCAATTAACATTATTTTAATACAATATTTATCTAATGGTATTTTTTGATTAAAAAGAATTTCGTGTGAATACATAAATTTAAGGCTTTTAAAATAATTAGTATTGGCTTCTAGTCTTTTATTTATAACATTTTTTAATTTTGTTAAAATTGGCATTTTAGTAAGGTTTCCATCTCCATAGATAATTATTTCTTCATTTGTTTTACCATTTTCAAATTTAGCACTAAAACCACCTATAGGAGTAGCATAAAAAGGCAAGTCTTTTAATATCTTTTTATCTAAAACAATTGCACAATTCCACCAATGAGGAACTACATCTGCTTGATTTGGTATATCTTTATATACAAGTTGTGTAAATATTTGATTAGAAGGTTTATCTTTTAACATTATAATATCTTTTTTTAATGGTTTATTATTAATATATCCATCTTGTAAAATTTTAATCAGATTTTCAACTTTTGTTCCGTGAATAATATATTCTTTCATTTTTTTTATTATTTAGTTTATTATAACTAATTATTTTAATTTTATTGAAAATAAAAAAATAAAAATATAAAACTTAATAAAAAAATAAAATAAAATTAATTACTTTCAATACTATCTATAAAATTATCAATAGGTTTTTCATTTTTACCTCTTAATTTATCATCTCTAAATTTTATTGATATATTTTTTTCTTTTGATAGTTTTATTAATTTATCTACTAATTTAGAACCATAATATGTTTTATTCCATCTCATTAGTATTGTAATACAATATTTATCTAATGGTATTTTTTGATTAAAAAGAATTTCATGTGAATGCATAAATGTTACAGCACCATTTTTCATATTTATTAATTTTTTATTTATAATATTTTTTAATTTTGTTAAAATTGGCATTTTAGTAAGATTTCCATCTCCATAGATAATTGTTTCTTCATTTGTTTTACCATTTTCAAATTTATCACTAAAACCACCAATACGAGTAGCATAAAAAGGATAATCTTTTAATAATTGTTTATCTAATATAATCACACACGTTCCCCAATGAACAATTTGATTTGATTGATTTGGTATATCTTTATATACAAGTTGTGTAAATATTTGATTAGAAGGTTCATCTTTTAACATTATAATATCTTTTTTTTTAGGTTTATTATCAATATAACCATCTTGAATAATTTTAATGATATTTTCTATTTGTGTTCCGTGTATAATATATTCTTTCATTTTTTTGATAATTAAGTCTATTATTTATAACTATATTTAATTTCATATAATCAATTTTATATAATAAAAAAATTTAAAAAATTAAAGTAGTTTAATTTTAAACTATTTCTACTATTTTTCCAAAGTTATGATATTTCCTCTAAATAATTAACATAGTCTTCATCAGGTTCATCATCAATATAAATACCTTCAACTTTAAGTTGATTAAAGAAGAATCGTAAAGCATTATCAATTTCTTTCAATTCAAAATCAGTTTTATAATCAATAAAAGCAAGTTTATCATTTACAAATTCAATGTTATAGTTAATATCACCTAAACTTTTAGAACAAAATGTGTTCATATCTAAATCCATTGTTTTAGGAATAGAAATACCAATTTTAATTGTTTTTTCACAAGGAATAACAATAATTAATAACATATCCATCGCTTGTGGTTTTGGTTCGATGCCTTTGGATTTCATTTGTTCTAATGCCTTTGGATTTAACTCCTTGCTTTTCAAAACTTCTAAAAAGAGGTGGTTCATCATTTTATTACATTCTTCAATAGGTAAATATTTAGTTAATGTATCTGTAGGTTCAGCATCTTCGCTTTTATCAGGAATAATAATAGAAAGTTCTTTACTTATACAAACAAATGAACCATTATGTTTAATAATTTTATTAATTTGTTCTTTAATTTCGGCATTACATTTTTTAATTTCTTTATCAAATTGTTGGGTTTGTAATTGTTGGTTTGGTTTTTCTTCTTCTAAAGACATTTTTAGTGTAATATAGTATAATATAATATAAAATTAAATTGTATAATATACTTTTAATAATATAAGTATTTTTATATCATTAAAAATCAATTTTTTAAAGTGTAAAAATAATTTTAAAAAATTGATTTTTTAATTGTAATAAAATAAATAATATCAATAATAATAATAAAAAAATAGCAATAATAATATTAATATTATTAATAATACTAAAAATGGAAAACACAACAACATTTACTGATAATAATGGCAATAAATATGATAAATATGATGTAGATTATACAACTCACCTTAAATATTTATTTAATGTATGTAATCAAGAAACAAAAGAAGAATTTAATGAATTTAATCCTATAATGTCACAAGATGTATTTAGTCGATTTGAATTATTAAATATTACAAATGCATTTGAAAAAATAAAAAAGACAGAAAATACAAGAATGTGGCAAAATTTTGTTGAAAATGCGTATAATTATAGACCACACCAACCTTGCTGTATTCAATAATAACTTTTAATTAATACTAAATTTTAATCATTACTTAATACTAAAGTTTAATCCATTATTACAAATTGTTTTTTTTTTGTTAGTTTTTCTTTTTCTTGTTTAGCAACAATACTTATAGGTTCATTGTCATTATTTTCATCATTGTCTTCAGTTTCATCTTTTTTTACACTAAGTCTATCTTTACCTAACTTTTTTTTAGTTCTTTTTCTTTTTTTAATAATAGGTTTATCTTTTACACTATCTTTATTATGTATTTTTTTATAATAATTTAATATTTTATGTTCTTTCTCTTTTATACTTTTTAAATAATTTACTTTTTCTATTTTTCTTTCTAGCATATCTTTATTTTTATTTTATTTATTAATTATTTTATTTTATTTATTAATTATTATATTTTATTTATTAATTATTATATTTTATTTATTAATTATTATATTTTATTTATTAATTATTATATTTTATTTATTAATTATTATATTTTATTTAATAATAACTATATTAATTTAATATATTTTTTATTAAAACTATAACTTAAATAATATACTTTAATATAATAATTATATTTATATTTATATTAGTTTATTTTTTATTTATAAAATAATAAGTATCTCCAGAACAATTTAAATTAATTTACTATATATTTACTATATTTTACTACATATTTACTATAAAATGTCAAAAGGTATAGGTTGGGATATAGGTATAAAAAATTTAGCCTATTGTAGTTTAGAGTCTAATGTTACTATTAAGAGTAATAATATAAATACATTTGTATTTAATAATAAACATTATGACATTATAAGTTGGGCTGATATAAGTTTAGTAAGTCAAATAGAAACAAATATGGAAGATTCTGGAGAAGTAAGTCATATTAATACTACTTTAAAATGTTCGACACTACAAGAAACAAAATCAAAATCAAAATCAAAATCAAAAAAAGAAAATAAGATTGATACTGAAATACAACCCCAAACCAAAGTATGTGGTAAAAGTGCTTTTTACTGTAAAGAAGAATTACAAAGTGATAGTTCTGGAAATACTATTTATAGTGGATTATGTAAAACACATTTTAAAAAATCAGGAGAAGAAAGATTACCTGAATTAACTGTGAAACAATGTTGGGATAAAGAATGTAAAGCAAAACCAATACAAGTATTAAAAGCCCATATTTATAAAGGTTATTGTAAAAAACATATTAATGAGATGATAAAAACGAAAACACATACTAGCAATGATTTTTTAAAAATAAATCGTGCTAAAACAACGAGTAAATTTGATATAAATCAATTAGGAATTGCTTTATTTCAAGAATTAGATAAAATAGAAACAACTATATTAGATCCATCAATTATATTATTAGAAAATCAACCTGTATTGAAAAATCCAACAATGAAATCAATGCAAATGTTTTTGTATTCTTATTATTTAATTAGATTACTTGATAAAAATAAAAATAGCGTGAGAGCACAAAATGTTAATTCAACATCAATTTTAAATGATAAAAAAATACAATGTTATTGTGCTAGTAAAAAATTAGATTTAATAAAATTTTTACCTGAAAATGACCAAAAAAGAATAATAGAGTATATAGATACAGTAAATAGTGGTTATCAAAAAAATAAAAAAATGGCAATTATGATGGTTGAAACACTATTGAAAGAAAATACAAAATGGTTAGACTTTTTTAAAGGTCATCCTAAAAAAGATGATTTAGCAGATTCTTTATTAATGACATTACACTATTTTGAAAAACCAAATTTAATGAAAGTTAAAAAAGAAGAAGATAAAGTTAAAAAAGAAGAAGATAAAGAAAAAAGTAAAAAAGATAAATGTAAAAGTAAAGAAAAAACAAAACAAGATAAATGTAAAAGTAAAGAAAATAGTTAATTATAGTTAATTATGATTTACTTAATTTTTTTAAAGCAATAGCCAGCATAAGCATAGTAAAGGAAAGCAAGCATAACATAGAAGCAACCAAAGAAGATACAGAGAATTGTTTCAAAATAACTATTGGTAAGTTTGTAAGTAGCAACAGCAAATAATGTAATTAATAATAAGATTATTAATATAACAATAACTAATTGAGTTGTAGTAAAAGTCTCTACATCTTCAAAATTAGATTTTTGTTGTTCCGATAAACTTTTTAAAACAATACCAGATAAACCTGATGACGCAAGAGTAGTAATTTTAGAAAAATCCATTTTTAATTAGTTTAATTAATTTATTTAGTTTTGTTTTATTTTTTACTATTTATTATGTATTACAAATATTTTTATTATAAATAAAAATAAAATAATATTTAATAATTTAATTATAAAATGAAATAATATTTAATAATTGCGTAAATAATTATAATTTTCTTTACTTGTTTTTAATTAGTATAATAAAAGAATATAGAATTATATTTATATAAAATATATAATTGTATTTATAATAATTTAAATAATAATTTTTATAAGTATATAAATAACAAATAAAGTTTAAATAGTAATAAATAAATACTTACAAATTACATATAAATTAATATAAATTAATATAAAATGGAGTTTGATTTAGATTTAGATTTAGAAGACCTTAACCTTAAAAGTGTGGATATGGAGTCTAATAATTCACAAGGTAAAAATATATCATTTGATACAAATACTAGTTTCAGACCTAATATTAGAGAACAAAGCCCAAATTTAACTATTTCTACAAATAATCATGACGCAATGCCATCAAGTCATATGGGAGGAAATATGGATAATATGTTTAATAGTGATAAAGAAGTTGATTTTGGATTAAATTTATTAGTTAATAAGAAAAAACAAAAACCTGAAACTGAAATTAATAAATTAGGTAGTGGGGGTAGTGGTGATAATGGTGGTAATGGTAATAGTGGTGGTAATAGTGGTGGTAATAATTTTAGTAATAATCCTAGTCCATCTACCAATATGTTTTCAAGTTCAACTACAATGCCACAAAGAGTAAATTTAGATAATACCGAGGTTTTACAAAATTCATTATTTGATGATAATATGACTAATATTGATTTAGATAAAGAATTAAATAGTATGAATTTAGATGATATTGAAGCACCTAAACCAAGTATGAGTGGTCCAAGTCTGCCTGATTTTGGTAGTTCAAGTGCAGGCACTGGTAATAATGGTTTTGGAGCGAGTGCTACAAATTCATTTGGTAATAATAACTTTGGTAATAATAACTTTGGTGATAATAATTATGGTAGTATAAATACTGCTGGTATTAGTAGCACTGAAAATTTATCTTTTGAAGAAATACAAAAACGTAAGTTTGATTTATTATGTAAGTTTGAAAGATTAAGAGATAAAGGTATTAAACTTCCCAAGACGTTTTCAATGTCTAGTAATTATGAAGAAATGAACCACGAATATGAACGCTTATTACATCATCGTAAAATGGATAATAGTGTTAAAATGCAAAGACGTATGTTAGTTTCATTTGCTTCTATGGCTGAATTTGTTAATAATAAAACTGGAAATCCTTTTGATGTTAATTTAGATGGATGGAGTGAGAACGTGAATGAAGAAATTAATACATATGATGAAGTATTTGAAGATTTATATGAAAAATATAAAGAAAGTGCCAATATGGCTCCTGAATTAAAATTAGTATTTATGGTAGCAAGTAGTGCTTTCTGGTTTCATATTTCTAATAATATGTCAAAATCTGTTATGGGTAATATGAATATGGGTGATATGTTTAAAAATAATCCTAATTTAATGAACCAATTTAAAAATGCTGCTATGGGTTCTATGCAAGAAAATAGCCCTGGACTTGCTAATTTTATGAGTATGGGTCAAGGTAATAATAATAATGGACCACCAAAATATAATCCTACTGCTGGACCCCCTTTTTCTAATCCAAGAGATGCTCCCCCAAGAGGTTCAACCAATATAAATTCTGGAGATGATATAGATGCTCTTATAGATAGTATTAGTAGTTAATACATTATAGTGTCATAATAATTTAATTTTTTATTTTTTATTTTTTATTTTTTATTTTAATTATAAGTTTATATTTTTACTATTTTTTATATATTAGTATAGTTTTATAAAAATGGGAAAAAATAGAATAATAGAAAAAAATTGTATTTTATTTTGGAGAATGGTTTAATTACTTTTCTCTGAAACAAAATAACGGAAAAATATACATAAGGATATGTACGAGCGTGCGGTTTCGCAACCACAGTTTCCTGTCTCGATAGTTCACTTTCTTACACTTGTTGGGCTATTTAAACGTGTTAGTGTTGGAATCAAAAATGTTGATGAAGGTCGTAAACGCTTGTTGTTTGCTTGCATTGGAATTGTCTGCTTTAAAATATTACCATCAGAATTAGACAAGTTCTATGATAAATATTTTAGAATAGCCGCTTCAAGAGTCGAAGACATACAATCTTTTACGCTTTTGAAAGACGAAATATTTTCTGTTGATGAAACTAAATTTACAGAAATTGAACTAAAAATGATTAAGACATTTTTTGATGACAACAAAGTCAATGAGGGACCACTAGAAACAAATAATAACATCTTCTATATAAAACTCTTGAGGCTTGCACTCGTATTTAAAATATTCTATCATGGCGTAAAACCCAAAGCGTAAAGATCAGCACGCAAAGGTGTCAACGCTTCTAAAACACCAAATGTAATACTATTCAGCGTTGGTATCTCTTTCTCTAGTTGATAGTTTAAGGTGTTAAAACCTTGAATATATTAACTCAAATTTTTTTTATTTTAACTATAATTATTTACCAACACTACCACCAACCCCTCCACCAATTCCTCCACCAACACCACCATTATTCATATTATTTTTAATTGGTTCATTATCTTTTTCATATTTAGAAATAAGTTCTTTTGCCATTAAATAATCTTCTTTCGTTATTGATGATGTATTATCTATAGGTAAAATACAATAATCACTATGTTCATTAAATATAGTTGTTACTATAACTATAAATGATATGGTTATTACTCCTGCAACAACTAAATCACGTGTTCCCATCCATAATACTAAAAATATAAGAAATCTTCTAGAGAATTTATGATTTAATACTTTATGCATAAAATCGCCAACTTCATTTCCAATATAACGTGCTCCAATATTAATTAATAATATCATTAAACCTAAAATATATTTATTACCACTGAGACCCATTGTTGCAATTGCTAACATTGTAGCATTACCAGCAGGTAAAGGTGCTGTGGATGCCATAGAGGCACCGCCCATTAATCCTGATGACATTTTTATTTATTTATATTACTATTACTATTTTATATATTTTTTAATAATTTATATACTATTAATTTAGAATTTTAATTTTGAATAATATAAAAATAATAAAAAATAATAAAAATAAAAAATATAAATAATAACAAAAATAGTTAAAATAATAAATACAACTATTTAAGCATTAAGAGGATAAAATAGAGTGCCACACGATGTTAATTTATCAACATTATAAGTTCCACAATGAGATAAAGGGGGACCATATTTGGTCAAATTTTGAGGGCTATTTTTCATATCATATCTACAACCATTAATATCATATCCGGAACGGTCTGGCTGACCATTTTGAGTTAAAAAATTATTTTGACATTCATTATCAACAATGTCTTGAACCCCATTTACATTATTGTGATTAGCATTATTGGAAACAATAGTAGCAGTGCTAGTTTCACTATTGTATTGAAAAGGTTTAATATTTTTATTAGGAAATGGTTTGGTAGTATCATAAATAAATTCAGAATCACTACGAATAGTATCATCAGTTGAGTTAATGATTTTGGGTTCTTCAATAAATTTAACTTTACGTTCATTATTAACTTTATTATTATTTATATTATTAGTGATTGCTTTAGTGGTCATTGCGTTAGTAGTCATTGCTTTAGTAGTCATTGCGTTAGTAGTCATTGCGTTAGTAGTCATTGTATCATTTTTACGAATTACAATTGAAGATTTGCTTTGTGTATCAATATACATAGACATAAATACAACAGCAAGAGCAAATATAATTCCACAATGTAAATCTATTAATAATGTTAAAATAACGAGAGTGATAAGTAAAATATAATTTACATTATCATTAAATAAATTTCTAATCATTGGAAATGTAGTTAATATAGTATCAGGAAATACTAAAAATAATGTAGCAATTATAATACAACAGCACATTTTAATATCTATCATATTAATCATTTTTTTGTTAATTAATTATTATATAATATTATATTATAATTATATAATATATTTTTTACAATTATAAATTTTAATTTTAAAATTTATTAATAATTATTTTAATTATAAATTTTAATAATAATTATTTTAATTATAAAATTTATTAATTATTATTTTAATTATAAACTATAGTATTATCTAAATTGATAAATTAATAAATTGATAATATAATATTATATAATAGTATATAACTAGAATTATAAAAATGAGTAAATCATTATTTGAAGAATTATCTGAATTTACAGATGAATTAGTAATATTACTTAAAGAAGATTGGGAAAAAACAAAAAAATTTGTAAGAGAACATAAAAAATATTTTTTTTGGTTATGTGCTCTTTTTATTGGAGCACAATTTACAGATATAATGACATTAGGAAAATCTTGGGATGCTTATTGTAAAAAAAATGGTATTCAAAAAGGGGGTGAGGGCGATCCAATAGCAATAGCAACACCAGAAGCAAAAGCAGCGACAACAACAGCAACACCAGCAACAACAGATGCAAAAGCTGCTGCAACACCAGCAACAACAGATGCAAAAGCTGCTGCAACACCAGCAACAACAGATGCAAAAGCTGCAGCTGAAGCTGCAAAAAATACAAAAAAAGATGGTAAAAAAGGTATAAAAAAAAGTATGGCACAAAGTTTGAGAAGAAATCCTGTATTTGGGAATATGAACCATATTTTTAGTATGACAACAAGTATGTTTTCTTTAGCATTATTTTTATTAGCAATTGTTGGAATATTATCATTACCTGTTATTATATTTATAATTATTACATATTGTGTAATTAAGAGTTTATTAAATAGACTTGCTATATTATAAATTAATGTATTTTATTAAATTTAAATATATAACTATATTTTATAAAATTATTATATAACTTTAATTAATAAATTTAAATATATTTATTTAGTATAGTAATAATAAAATGGATTATACAATTATTTGTGATACTATAATTAATTATTTAATTGATAAAAATATTAAATCTAAGGAAAATGATACAACAATAATTAAAATAGAAAAATTTTTATTAAAATATAAAAGAATTATTTCTATAGTTTTATTAATACTATTATTATATATAGGAAATCAATGTAATTTATCATATTTAAATATAAATGTAAATCATAAAAAAGAATATGTATTAAATGGTGGAAATGATACAGGTACACCAGCAGGAGCGGCACCAGCAGGAGCGGCAGCAGCAGGAGCGGCAGCAGCAGGAGCGGCACCAGCAGGAGCGGCAGCAGCAGGAGCGGCACCAGCAGCAGAAAAAGAAAGAAATAAAAAAGAAAGAGCATATGATTTTGGAGCAAAATATGCTAATAAATTTAAAGATAATTCTTCTGTAATTTATGCCTTTATTTATTCAATCGCAATAACAATATTAATGTTTCTTATATTTGTGCCTGCTGTTGGATTTATTGTTATAGGATTTATATGTTATGCTCTACTTAAAAATAGAATGAAAGCAATAAAAGGTTTATAATAATTTATTATACTATTTAATTATAATCCTTTATTAACATCATTTAATTGATTAACACCAATAGAAGTATTTTTTAATAAATTTTCATATGTTTTAATATCATAATCAACTTTATCTTCTTTAGGTATATAATTAAATTTACCTGATGCAATGTAGTCTTTACTTTTATTATCAATTTCTTTTAATTTAACAAAGACATCATTATCAAAATATTTATTATATAGTTCAGAAATAACTTCTTTTGATAAGTTTGTTTTATAAGGGTCAAAATTAATTTGTGCTTTAATTTGTCTCAATAATTCATTTTTTTTTACATCATCCATTTTAAATCTATCATCAACACCAAGTAAATTTTTTTCAACAACTGTATTAATTTCTTTTTGTTCTTGTTTTTGTTTTTGTTCTTCATCTTCAAAATATTCTTTATAAGAACATTTAATAGGACCAATAATTAATATAAATAATAATATACCTGTATATTTATCATAGTTCATAACTAATAATAATAAACAAATATATAAAATAAGGCAATATTTATTCATTATATAATCATTGTAAAATTTATAAACATTATTTGATGTTTTTAATGTTAAAAATTGAATAAATATATAAACAAATAGTATTGTAATAAAACAATGACAATATAACTTAATGTTTTTTTTAGTAATATCTTTTTTATTAAAAATCATTTTATAAGTTTCTTATATTATAGTATTAATTTATTTTTTATTAATTATAATTTGATAAATTTTAGATTTTTAAGAAATAGTTATAATTTAATTTATAAATATTTATAATTTATAATTTATAATTAAGTATTTTGTAAATTTTATTATATTATTATATATATAGTTATATAAACTTAAATAAAAAATAATTATTATATTTTATGTGTTCAATTGAAGAAGCGTGGGCAGGTCAAAATTTTGAAAATAAGCCAGTTGTATCTCAAGCCGATACACACAATGCTTATATGTCATTACCAGATAATGTATTTCATCGTGGAAATGATTTAAATTTAAATGAACCTAATAAACCTAAATCAAGAGAATTAACAAGAGGCATAAATTCTAAATATTCTAGAGAACCTCGCGTTCCTAAAATGGTTAAAAATACAAATGATGTCTCTATGAATATATCTTCTCAAATGCCTCCTTTAAATAATTATGGTGGTCTAGAACCATTACCTTCATTTATGACTATTTATGATAATAAAGCAATACATACTCAACATCATTCAACTCAACCTCATTCAACTCAACCTCATTCAACTCAACCTACAATGTCAGTTCCTCAACCTACAACTACAGGAGACCATTTTACAGATATTGATAATGCTTTTCAAACATCAAAATTAATGAATAATTTTATGGGTGTTGGTAGAAATCATTTAAATAATGAACAAGAAAACTTTGATGATAATTTAATCAATCAAAATACAAGTGAAGAAGATAGTATTATTAATCGTAAATTTGAGATTAAGAAAAATAGAAAAAATAAAAAGAAAAGTAAATTTTCAAATATAAATAGTAAAAATAATAATAATGATTATGATAATGAATATAATGAATATGAAAATAATAACGAAAATAATGAATATGAAAATAATGAGAATGATAATGAAGATAATACTAATGAAAATAATCAAATGATTAAACAAAATGATGTTCATATTGAAAAAATATTATTATCAATTATTAATAAATTAAATCAAATGGATGAAAATTTACATTTATATCAAAAAAGAAATATGTATGATATTATATTATACATTATTGTAGGTATGTTATTATCATTTGTTATTTATTCAGCAATGAGAAAGTAAAAATAAAATAAAATAATAAAAAAATAAAATAAAATAAATAACAAGATTAATTAAAATAAATTATCTATTTTATTTTGAAATAATTCTAAATCATCATTATCATAAATTGAATTGTGTGTATTTTTATAATCATCTATAGATTTATAATCTATATTTTTATGATTTGATTTTTTTGTTTTAATAGTTTTAAAATTTTGTGTGTCATTATAATTATCATCATTTTCATTCATTTGACCATTGCCGTGTCCTGTGTATTTAATCATTAATTGGTTTTGTGGTTGTATAGAATTATAATAATCAACAACTTGATTAGAATTAGGTATATTAGTTAATGATGGTGTCATATTATGGGTATTATAAACTTTACTTTTATTATAATTTTTAGGTGTCCAATATATATTTATAGTTGTAGGAGGAGCAAAATAAATTTCAAAGCCTTTTTCTACTAATTTATCCATAATAAATCTAACACATTCACCAACATTATATAAAGGTAATCCAAAAACTACATTAGGAACAATAAAAGTGCAGTTATAATCATTATTTTGTTTATTAATATTCAATATTTTTTTATAACACATTTCTAATATAGTCTCAAATGTTTTATATTTTTTATTTTCTCTTTCTTCAACTTCATTTCTTAATTTATTAATATTTAAATTCATTGTTATAAATGTATTGTATTATTTTACTATTATTGTATTATTTTACTGGTGTTGTATTATTTTACTATTATTGATTTAAATTATAAGTTTAAATTAATATTTATAATTTATATTTTAAAATTAGATATTTTACAATATTTATTTAATAATTAAAAAATTATATACATTTAATATAATAAATAAAAATATTTATAAATAAAAATATTTATAAATAATAAATATATTTATAAATAATAGCAACTATATAAATAATAGTAAATAATAAACTGTAATAAGAAATAAAAATGAATAAAATGCAAAACATATCATTTAATAAAGAGTTATGTGATGGTAATATAAGTTATGCTGGTCGTGGGGATTTAATAATCCAAGGTCAATTAAAAAATGTTGCACCTGTAAATTCTAAATTATATTTTTGGGCGGCAGCACCACCAACTTATGGAACTAGTTTTTCAGGTTCTGGTATGCCTTATCCTAATGCTTTAACTGCTTACGATAGAACACCTAATAAAGGTGTATTAAATATTACTGATAATAATTTTACAATTAATATGAAATATCCTAATTCTTATTATACTGGTTTAGGAACCGTTCATGTGCCTCCTCATATTAACTTTAAAATTTGTCAAGATAATCAAGAAGATAAACATTTTAGTGTTCAAATTGATGATGGTGTTCCTTTTCGTATGCTAACTTATCCTGCCCCACCAACTAAAAAAGCAAGAACATCAGCCATGTTTTATTGCGAACCCGAAAAAAATGCCAGAACTCAAGAATCAATATTAAGAGCAAGTGCTTATCCTTCTACTAACCGTATGCCTGATAATTTCTGGGGTGATAGACCACCAAGGTAAATAATTAAATACTTAATTAACTAATAAATTTTAATTCTTCTTTACAATATTGAATTATATATTTATATTTATTTATAGTATCTGTAATTGAAGTTATTTCTTTTTTACTATTTTGTTCATTTGTTATATAAAAATGTAAATCTTTAATACATTGACTTATAGTAATTATATTATTCTCAGATTGTTTAATAGTAATTTTATTATTATTAATAGTATCTATCATTTTTAGTATAGTTTCTTGTCTTTCTTTTTCTATTCTTTCTTTAACTATAGTAAGTCTTTTATAAGCATTTGCTTTATCTCTAATAAGTTCATTATAATATAAATCAAACTCAGTATTTATTTTATGTATAACAATAGTTTTATAATTATTATAATTATAGATTAAATTATTTAATTTTGTATCTAGAGACTTCTTTTTTTCTTTATAATATTTAAAATCATTTTTATAAGTTATATTTTTTTGAGAAGATGGTGTAGTAATCTCATTTAACAGAGTATCGTTCATTAATTTAAATTTATTCATTTTTTTAGTTATATAGTTAATTTCATTTGTATTACATTCTATTAAACCATCGCAATAATTTATTTTATCTGTAAATGATAACTCTATATTTATATTAAACTTAGTATAATAGTCTGTTAATGTATTTTGTAGTGTATCATTATTAGTATTGTATGATATATCATTACTAGTATTGTATTCTATATTATTATTAGTATTGTATTTTATATCAATACTAATTTTTTTAAATTCTTCTAGTTGTTTATTGTGTAAGTTTAACTTATTAATTTGTTCAGTATAATCATTTATTGTTTTTGTATTTTGTATTTTTTCTTCATTTAGTTTTAGTTTAGTTTGTTTATTTTGAATTAATTGAGTTAATGTATTTTTTCTAGATGAATGTAAATATTGTTTTAATTCTTCCATACTATAATTATTTTCTTTTATTTCTAATTTTAATAAGTTAATATCATTCTCCAGAGTAATTTTATTATTATATTCTTTATTAATAGTAATTTTATGTAATTGTTGTGTTTCTTCTATTTCAATGGTAATTCTTTCTAATTCATCTTTTAATATTAGTTCTTCATTTTTTATTTTATTTAAAAGTATATCAGGTATATAGTCTTTACTTGACTTAATATTATTTTCTAATTCATTATTATTTTTAGTTAATCCAGAGATAAGTTGTTTATTATTTTGTTTTTCTTGTTCTAATAAGGTAATTTCTTTATTAAAATATTCATAATTTAATTTAGTATTAGTATTATTAATAGTATTATTATTATACTCTTGGTTTTTTTCATATAATAAAGTTTGTAAAGTAGTATTTAATTTAAATGTTATATTAGAATGTGTCTGTGATAGTAATAAATGTGGTGATATAAGTGTTTTTAAGTTTAATATAAGAGTATCATACTTTGTTTCTAATTGAGTTAATTCATTTGTAGTATTCTTTAATTTATTTTCAATTAATTCTTTCTGGTGTTTTGTTTTTTTAGACATTATATATATTATTTAATATAATAAAAAGTAATAAAAGATTTTAAAAAATAAAACTAATAAAATAAAACTAATAAAATAAAACTAATAAAATAAAACTATTGATAGAATTATTTATATATAATAAATTATAAATATTCATTAAGTAATTCTTCAATCTTATCTTTGTTAGTGCCAACTAAACTATTACAAATTGTGCCATTTTTATAATAGATAAAGGTTGGAACTTTTTTAATGTTAAAATAATTTGGAATTGTTTCGGTGTCGTCGTCTTCTATATCTACTTCATAAAAATTAACATTCGTATATTGTTCTTTTAAATAAGAGACAAACGATTTAATTGCTTTACAAGGACTACACCAAGATGCTTTAAAATTTATAATTATTAAAGTAGAACTATTTGTTTTAGAATAGTTTTCCAATTCATCATAAGTAGATAAAGATGTTAAAGACATTATTAATTTATATTAAAAATGAAAGTAATATACTATGTATAATTTATTTTTATATTAAGTAATTAATTTTAAAAATTATACACATTAAATTTACAAATAATTTAATAAAGTTATAAATAATTTAATAAAGTTATAAATAATTTAATAAAGTTATAAATAATTTAATAAAGTTACAAATAATTTAGTAAAGATTGATTAATACAATCAATAATAACACATTCATTCGTTTTACTTTGACTACTTTTACTAGTTTCAGTATTTTTATAAATAAAATAAAGCCATTGATATGGAATATATATCATATTACCTTCTCTAACTATAATTTCAATAAAATTCATTTCAATAGGGTCTTTATCTAACAATTGTGTAGCATCATAAGTTGATACCATATTAATAAATGGTTTTACTAAATCGCTTTGATTTGGAGGGGCAATAATAATTCTCATTTCACCAGATAAACATCCAATAAGTTGTAAATAATTTGTTTGTTTTACAAAAAAAATAGAAGCAGTTTCATTTAAATTAACATTTCTAATATCAATATTCCAATCATAAGATAATGGTAAATCACATATATCTAGATTATTTTTTATATATTCAGAATAATTAATCTGTTTATTACTACTAATTGTATTATTAATATAATTTAACTCTTTACCTATAAATGAATTAATTTCTTTCCATAAAAATAATTCTTTTTGAAAAATAATAGGTTGTCTATTACTAAATAAATCATACGCAATATCAAAAGTAGGGTCAGATACTTGTAAAATTTTTAAATCATTATTAATAGTTTTTAATCTAGAAGCATGACAATATAAAAATAAAACTACAAATAGTATTATAAAAGAATAACAATAAGTTAATAAATTAAACATAATTTTAATTATTAATTTATAATGTTAAAGAATACTTTATAATTATTATATATAAATTTAAATAAAAAAATACATATAAAATTAAAATTAATAAAATTAAAATTAATAAAAATAAAATTAATAAAATTAAAATAACTAAAAAATATAATTTAAAAAATAAGTATAATAGTATAAATAGTATTATTATAAAATAAAATTTTAAGTTTATACAATTTAAACATATAAGATGGCTTCTAATAATGTTGTATCAGGTTGTGTTAAATGGTTTAACAGCAAACAAAAATATGGTTTTATTACTGTTACAAGTGAAGGAGAACATAAAAATGTAGATATTTTCGTTCATCAATCTAATCTCAATACAAAAGAGCCTTGTTATCGTTTTTTAGTTGCGGGTGAAAATGTAAATTTTGAAGTATCTATTACAGATAATGAAAAACATCCTAAACAGGCAATTAATGTTTCTGCTATGAATAATGAATTATTAAAGTGTGAAATGCCTAAACAACCTCGTGAAAATAATTTTCAGGGAGGTAATGGTTATCAAGGTCGTGGAGGATATCAAGGTGGTGGTGGTCGTGGCGGTTTTCGTGGTGGTGGTGGTGGTCGTGGCGGTTTTCGTGGTGGGTTTCGTGGCGATAATCAAAATAATGAATTTGTTAGGGTTAGCCGTGCCAATACAGATAATATTACATTTAAAAGAGCACAAACAATTCCTGAGTCAAAGTCAAAATCAAATAATGATAATTAAGTTATTTTAAATAATAATAATTAAATCATTTTAAATATATTATTATAAATTTTATTTTTTTAAATTTTTATGTTTTAGTCTTATTTAATTTATTTTTAATATATAATTATAGTAGAATAATATTAATAATAAAATGGTAAATAATAAATTATTAAATAAAAGCACTTTTTATGAAACAGAACCTGAAAATATATTTTCCAATTTATATTTAACAGGAATAATTATAATAGTTGCTTTTTCTTTTGTTGGATATGCTATGTATAATTATATGAATAAACTTAAAGAAGATGAAATAAAGGGTAGTAGTAGTTTTTATGGCGAAGATGTAAATTTATATGAACCTTTATTTAAAGAACAAGTAAATACTATAAATGAATGTATTACTATGTGTAAAAATGATATTATATGTGATGGTATTACTTATAATGATAAATCACAGATATGCACAGGAACAAAAAATGGTTTAATTAGAAATGAAAATTCAAATTACAATGCTTGGGTTAAACCAGAAGAACTAAAATTATTTGAATATGATAAAAAAGATTTTAGTAAATCTGTAATAGTAGGTTATACAAAAACACAAAAAAATCTATCTGGATTAAAATTATCTAATCCATATATGTTAGGTCATTTTTCATATTCATTTAATCTAACTATTTATGATTTTTACAAAAATTATGGAAGTTGGAGACACGTTTTTCATAAAGGAACAACACTTGATGATGGAAAACTTATAAATTATCAATCCTGGGAAAATTTAGTAAAAGATTTTCCAAATCAATGTATTGGTGTATGGTTAGCACCATTTACAAATAATTTACGTATTGCTGTAACAACTGAAATTGAAACAAATAAAAATTATGGTTCATATGAACATGCTTTTGTAGAAAAATGTAATTCTAATACGAAAGATTGTTATATTACAGATATGCCAGGAGGTAATTGGTTAGATAGAAGTCGTAAAGGTGATAAATCAAATAGACCTACAACTACAAAAATGATAACACATATAGAATTTTTTGATAATGATTTACAAAATATACCTATAAATAAAAATATTAATATTACTATAAATATGAGAGGAACAGATGTAGAAGTATATTATGATGGAAAAATTGTTAAAGTAGTAAAATTAGATGGAATTCCTAAATCAAATAAATCAAATTTATATGTAATGAATGATAAAACATTTGGAGGTGAAATTAGTAATTTACTTTATTATCCAAATTCATTAACCTATGAAAATGTAAATGATATTTTAAAATTAAAAGCATAAAAAATATAATTAAATTAAGAGATAAATTAAAAGATTAAGTTAAATTAAAGTAAATGTTTTGCTTCTGTTAATAATTCAGCATCTTTTTTTGCTTCAGCACCAATTCTATCAAATGAATTAATTAATTTAGAAAAAACGCTTTTAGTGCTTTTTTTCAAATCATAATTTTGTTTATTTTTATTTTTTTTAGGTGTAGGTGTTTTACGTCTTATTGTTTTTAATTTCATAGTTCTAGGTGTAGGTGTTTTACGTCTTATTGTTTTTGATTTCATAGTTTTAGGTGTATGTGTTTTACGTCTTATTGTTCTTGATTTCATAGTTTTAGGTGTAGGTGTTTTACGTCTTATTGTTCTTGATTTCATAGTTTTAGGTGTAGGTGTTTTACGTCTTACTGTTTTTTTAGATTGTTCATTCATCATAGGTTCATTCATCATAGGTTCATTCATCATAGGTTCATTCATCATAGGTTCATTCATCATAGGTTCATTCATCATAGGTTCATTCATCATAGGTTCATTCATCATAGGTT